AAATTCATCGGTTAATCCTCGCCAATTCCAACACCATCAAATCCTCTTTTCCATCAAACAAAATTGTATGATGTCGGATTGCCCACCGGTGCATATCTATCGGGTCATAACGCGGATGTATCGGGAGTGAAATAATCACCTTTCCCTCCGGCTTACATACCCTCTCCAACTCCTTCAACCCTTGCCCCATACTATCCAAATGCTCCAAGACCTCCCCACAAATCACGGTATCAAATTCCCCATCCCCAAAAGGCAACTTATTGACATCGGCATATACCGCCTCAATGCCCTTTTTCCTCATTCTTTCAAGCCTAATCTGCGAAATCTCGGTAGCAACCACCTCATACCCACGCTTCCTCAATACCTCCACACAATACCCATCTCCGGCTCCCACCTCCAAAACCCTCTTCCCCACAACCCCATCCATCATCGTATAAATCCTATCCCATTGATGTTTTTCGGCCTTATAATGGGTTTCATTCAACACCAAATCCATAGCAAACTTCTCATTCACATCTTCCAAATTCGGCCGCCCTTTTAACTCCGGCATGACTTGAACGGCCTCAATCCCCTTCACCACACGCTCCACCGAAATATCATTCATACAAGGCACCGGCGCGGCATAACCTTCCGGGCATTTACGCCACCATTCATCCGTCGTCCACCAACACGACTTACACCCGGCTCCGGTTTCAATATTCACATTGGCGTCATACTTAAAAAAATGAACCGGCGTGGAACCAAACAAAACAACACTCCTCGTCCTCACCGCCCACGCCAAATGAACCAACCCGCCTTCGGTATCAAGATGAAACTTGGCTCCGGCAATCAACCCGGCCGTCTCATTAAACTTGGTCGCCCCCAACATATCCACGGCGCCTTTGACCAAGGCCTCAAACTTCAACCCAATCTGAACGACCTTATACCCTTGGCCATTTAAAAACTCCACCACCTTTTCCCACTTCTCCGTTTCCCATGCCTTCGTCCTCCGGCACATATCCGTGGCGTGATGAAGCGTCACATACTTCTCACCGGCCAACACGCGGGCAATCTTTATATCCTCTTCCCTCAAATCAAAACGAATATCCTCATCACTTCCCACCACCCCGGCCGTTTCAAACATCACGGCTCTCTCATCCTTCTCAACCGATTTCGCCAAGGCGTTTGCGGTGGAGGGGAACCGGTTTAAAAACTTTTCAAAAGGTTTAACGGCCTCATCCGTGGCCTTCTTATCACCGGCAAACTTCTCAACATCCCGATAAAAAACTTTCGTGGCATACCGATTATCATAAACAATATCAAACCCTTGCCGGAAGGCCATATCAACGGAGGCGTCCGAACCACAACTCCCCACCACCATTACCATATCAATATCGGCGTTCTCCCTTATGGCCTCAAAACAATATGCGTCACGAACAAACGCCTTAATAAAACAATTCTGATACTTGCGGCGTATCGCTTTGGCCAAGGCCGCCAACACAAGCGTATCACCTATTCCACCAATCCGAACAACCCCAATCTTTAACTTCCCGTTCGGGTTCGGTATCGGCCGGACAAAAGGTTTTTCTTCCTTCGGAACTTCTTTTTTATCAGAAGCATCCACGGCCACTTTCGCCGTATGGACTAAATAATAGGCAACTTCATCATTGACTTCATAAACTAAACCGGCGTCAAAACTATGCCCTTTAATCCCATAACTCCCCTTCAACTGCTTCAATTTTATCTTTGCCACCCATCCTCCCAGTTTCGGAAAGAGGGTGAGGCATTACCCCCACCCTCTCTCTGAACTTGCCTATCAAACACGCTTACGCATGCTTAATATTAATCAACTTAACAACAGCCGGCTCCTCTTCTAACTTGAAGTCAATCCTCATGGTGACGGTAACTTCAACCACTCTCTTGCGAGGCTGTTTCATGAACTCATAGGTAATATCCCTATGAATACCAAACACGATGTTCTTGGGGTTGATTAACAAACCCTGCGAACCATTCACCGACGGAGAAACACTTAAAACCTCCGACACGATTGCCGGCACCTTACGAACAGGGGTGCCTTGGAAAGTCGGCTCTTGTGCTTCAATTAAATAACGCACAAACGCCTCATTCACTCCCTTGGCCGCCAACGCGTTGATGTAAGACAAACGCGCAAGATGGCTCACATACCAACGGAAGTTTGTTTCCACATCATAATACTTTGAAGGCATTTTCTTCAAGGCATTATACAACACAACATCCGTGAGTTCACCACTCTGAACATCATAGACATTGGAAGACGCTTGAAGCAAAATACCATCCAAAATATCCAACACCGTTCCTGTCGAACCGGCCTTATTACCATACAAGGCCAGTTTATCCAACTCAAAACCAACGCGTGCCGCAGTCAAAGTCATAATCGTATCCATCAAACCTTGACCCTCGATTGAATCTTCAAGGGCGTCATACCCAAGGTCAATAGCAACGATTGCTTCGGCCGCATCAAGCGTAATCTTTGTCGTAGTCGGTTTGGTCGTATTGGTATGTTCAGTTCCAACGGCCTCCGGCTTTTGAAGAATATCACTCGTATAAGTGATTTTATCAATCTGCTTCTTGTTAGCCCTCATAGGCTCACGGCGACATTCACCGACAAGAACAGACTTATCCATAATCCCTTGAACAAACTTCGCAGATTGTTCCGGGTTCATCAAACCACCATTAGCAAGGTCGCCTGATGTAAACGCTTTTTCGAGAATCTGGTCTATTGTCATTTCAAAGTCCTCCTTCTTCTGATTTTAATTAACAGAAGAAGTCGGCAGAGTTACCCGCTTACTTCTTCCCAGTTTTATCCGCTCTCAATGCTTTTCCAAACACATCCTCTTTGGCACCTTCCGCCCCGGCAACACCTTCAAGGGCAGTTTTGCCAAACCTTTTCTCGATAGCATCAACAAGTTTAATCGCCCTTGCGATACCCTCTTCCATCTTTACCAAACGAGCCTCGGCCACATCACTCAACTTCTTCTCGGCCTCAACTTTTTCGGCTAACTTTTTCTCGGCCTCAACCTTCTCATCGGCCAACTTTTTTTCGGCCTCAACAAACACTTCTTCGGCCTTCTTTTTCTCGTCCTCTGTTAAGATAAAACCCTTCTCCTTCATAACGCCTTCAATAACAGCAAGGCGCGGGGTTATGGCCTCAACAGCGGCAGAGAGTTTTTCGAATTTCTCCAAAAACTCCTTTACCATTTTTTCGTCCATCTGCTCTGCCTCCTCTTTGTGGCTCTTCTTGGAAGTTTCTTGACGGCTTAAATAATTCTCACCATCCTTAATAACATCCTTCAAAACTTCCAAGGCCTCTTTTAACTTCGCTAAACGCGCGGAGGAAATCACCCGGCCTTCCTTATCAAGAACAACCGGCAACTCCCTCTTCTCCGCAATCAATTCCCCGGCCAATCCAAGAACCATCTTCTCAAATTCATCCACGACCTTCGTTACTGCCTCCTCGGGATTCACAAGAGAATCGGCTCCACAGATTAAACCGCACATTGTATTTCTCAAAAATGAGAATAATTCTGAAATGGCAACGGCCTTTATAGCGCCGCTATAATTGGCCACCACTTCCTCGGTAGGTATTTTTTGGGCTTCTTGTTTTTCCACTTTTGATAATCCCAATGCAAACTTTAACGCACCACGGAAATCCACAAACATCTTCTTCCAAGTAGCCATCTTATCCCCATCCTCGGAATACATGGCATACCAAAAAGATTGTTCAAGGGAATCCACAGCGGACGACGCCACCCTCGCGGCAAAATCGTCATTAAATTCAACCGATATGGATTGTTGTCCCGGCGCTTCATCCGGCGCATCTTCCACCTCATCGGCCTTTTCAATCTTCATCATTTCTTGCATAGATTCCGGCGGCTCCATCTCCATAGCCTTATAATAACGGCCACAGAGTTTTGCCACCTTCTTCTTTTCTTCCTCGGGAATATCCACTCCACCCCTTCCGCCCGCAAGGACTTGAACGATGGCGATTATCGCTCTCGGGATGGCCTTCAACTCCCCATCAATAACATCGGCGTATTGTAATTTATACGCTCCGATTGTTTCCGCGTTCGGCTCATCAACATACATGAACGCCTTGGCATATTTTTTCCAATCCATCTTATCCATGCCGCCCGCCCATTCTCTCACACGGCTCTCTGCGGCACCGGAATCCCATGGCCTATCTCTCTCGCCCATAGGAAGATTCCCAACTCCAACAATTTTCTTTTCAATTTTCACATCTTTTCTGCGTTTGAAGACAAGAATTTCGGCGTCCGGAACTGCCGGCCTGTCCACAATCGCTATGCGGTCAACCTTGGACGCATGCAATATGTATTTTGCTTTCGGCATATTATTTACCCTCCTCTATCGGCTCTCGCGTTCCGGCAATTCTCACAGAAAATCCTTGATAAACCCCGGCCACGACTTTATCCCAAACATCATTATCATTAATCTTAATCACACCAAACCATGTTCCCTTCTTCAACTTCTTCCCTTGGAAATCCAAATCATCTTGCCACGCAATCGCACTCTCAACAATCGAGGCGGTAATCACCTCATCGTGCATTTCATCAATCGTCCGATAATCCTTCATAAATCCATGCGCGACCTTCTCAACATCATCAACAGAAATCACATCCCCGTCATGGTCGGCCTTATCGGGAACCAAGAATACACCATACGCAAGACGCTTCTCCTTATCCACCTTTATAAACATCATTTCATTCTCATTCGGCATATCATCAGCCCCCTTTTTCTCTCCCAAGTTTTTCTCTTCCGCACTTTCATCGAATAATATCCATTCAATATCATGGTCTTTAAGCCAAGCCTTCGCCTCGGCCGTCGTCCATTTATCAACTTCAAACAGATAGGCCTGTGTCGTCATGGCTTGCTTATTTTTCATTCTCCCGACGATGGCACGAATCCCGGCCGCCGCATCAATATCAATAATGCGAAAGGTTTTATTATCAAACTCATCCGGACTAATAATCCTCGCCCTTAAATACTTCCCGGCCTTATCCCATTTTTCTATATCAACGGGTTCCCCCGATTCATACAAATCATCCATCCCGGTCGTAAAATCCATGATGGCCTCCGTCATTATAAACGCCGCACTCTTCGGCAAGAGAACATCCACATCCCCATTCGGTAACAAACAATTCAACTTCACGAACTCCGGCTCTTGGTCAACATCCAATTCCTCATACTTCACATACTTCTTCTCAAAATCAAGCGACCAATTCTTTGCCTTCACCACATCCCATCCCTTATTCTTG